TTCTTTGCGGAATGTTTTTCTGAATATATGACTAGTAAAAAACCACGAGAAGCAGCAAGAATCTTTGGTGAAATACTCGAAGAAATCATGGAGGGATTATAATGACAATGTTTGACCCAGATACACCTGATATCGATAAAAAACTTCAGGAAATTGAAGATGAGGAAATGAAAGATGTTTTTAGAAGGCTAGGGGATTCTGATGAAGAAATAGAATTTGCCGTCAGAAGAACACACTTGCGTGAAAGAATTTGGAAATTGGAAGAGATATTGTGTGAGCCGGAAGAAATCTTAGATATTCTCTCAGAGGAAGGTTGGAAAAGAGAAGAAATAGAAGATGAAATGAAACAAATTGAATAGATACCACCCATTCGAGAGAGTGAGTGGTATTTTTGTACCCATTTTTAAGGCGAGGAGAGGTTGTGGTATGACACTTCAGGAGTTTTTTGACGTAAAAGAATCTTACCGGCTTCCGGACAAAATAATGGAGATGTTATTATCACCGGATGCAGAAAAGACTATCACGCAGATTAAAGAACAAATTTCTTGCGATATTCGGGATATGTTCCAGGAAGAGCAGGGAGATAGAAAAAGTTTAAAGCAAGATTTTACACCCGATTGCATCTGCTCTATTGTAGCCGATCTAATGATTGACGGTACTTGTTTGGATATGTGTTCCGGAACAGGAGCTCTGAGTAAAATGGCTGCATTAAAACGTGGGATTGAAATTAACGAACAGGAATTTTCTGAAAGGACGATTCCATTTGCCATTCTGGACGCATGTATGAACGGTATGCAAGGCACGATAAGCAAGGCGGATTGTCTGAGGAATACAGTACAGGAAACCTACTTACTTGAAGAGCGGGGCGGTATCAGTATCGTATCCTTACAGGAACGACAAGAAGCAGGATGTTTTGATAATGTAATCATGAATCCACCGTATTCCATGAAATTTCCGGAGGCGGATGAGATGAGAATCATGGGACATAAAATACCGAAAAGTAAAGCAGATTATGGATTCATATTACGTGGATTAGAGCATCTAAACAGAGGCGGGCGACTGATCGCAATTCTTCCGCATGGTGTTTTATTCCGTGGGGCAGGTGAAGGAGATATCCGAAAATGGTTAGTGCAAGAGCGCTTAATCAATGCGGTAATAGGACTTCCGGATAAGTTGTTCTTAAATACAAGTATTCCGGTTTTCGTTTTAATTTTGCAATATGATTCTCCGGACATACTTTTTATAGATGCGAGCAAAGATTTCATAAAAAAATCTGCACAAAACGATATGACAGAACAGCAGACCGGTAAAGTTGTAGATACTTTTTTAAACAGACAAGAAGTGGAGAGATACTCGCATATTACGAGTTATTCGGAAATTGAAAAGAATGATTTCAATTTGAACATACCAAGGTATGTAGACAGCTTCGTGCATGAACCTTTGCCAGATGTACGAAAGATTTTGACGAATCTTAGAGAAATTGACGAAGAAGAGAAAAAAGTTAAAGACGAGCTATATAAAATGCTGCAGGATTTAACTGGAAACGCTGAGGATATGAATGCCATTGAGATGCATAAGATCATTTTAAATCCAAAGCAAAGAAGGAAAACAGAAAAGAAACAATATGATCAGTTGGAGTTGAGCTGGACATGAAATTAAGATGCAGAAAAAGAAATATCAGTGAAGTGTGCATTGTTGAGAGAGCTGTATCAGGAAAGAAATATAAAGCCGGTACATGCTTTATTAAATTGAGTGCAGTCGATGAGTTCGTCGGACAGATCAAGGAAGCTGGGAACATAGACAGCCGATTTGCAGTGTTTGAACCGAAAAAAGAAGTGGATTGTGATTACCTTTACATAGCTATCAAAAGAGTATTTCCAGATTTTTTAAGAAGATATAGGACTACAATCAATCTGCAGTTTAGTACTCTCGTAAATTTTATTTTAGACTGGCATGACAACGAGAAAGACCAGCGATACATTGTAGAACAGATCAGAATGATCGATAACGAAATCGAAATGATAGAGCGACAGATTGACAATGAAAAACAATTAAAAAAATGGTATCTCGAGAAAATGATGGCAAACGACTATCCATAGAAAGGCGGTGATCCGATATCTCCCACCGGCGGGGAACGACCGGAAATGTAAAGGAGTGATTGTTTGATTGAGGTGAAAGTCCGAGAGGACATGCTTGCATTAAAAGGCCATGCCTGCCGAAAAGGGTCAGATGGTATTGACCGGGCATGTGCAGCGGTATCCGCTCTCACCTGCAACCTGATCAATTCGCTGAATGATCTGACAGGTGACCGGATCAGGGCAGATACCGGGAGCGGAAGAACCGTGATCGAATGGGAGCGGCTTTCTGACAGAGGAAAGTTGCTGCTGGATTCGTGGTTTCTTGGATTGACAGATATCAACCGGGAATATAACTGTATAACATTTTTGTAAGAGACACCCTGCGGGGTGTTTTTCTTTTGGTCAGATGATCAGACCTAAAATAGTCAGTTCGTGGCGGCTGGTTACACGCCTAAAATAACCTAATACGGAAAGGAGAAGTAACATGAAGACAGAATTTCTGAAAGCTCTTGGTTTAGAGCAGGAGACAATCAACAAAATTATGGAGGAGAATGGAAAAGATGTAAACGCAGAAAAGGAAAAGACTCGAAAGGCTGAAGGAGAGCGTGACAATTATAAAACCCAGCTCGATACAGTGAATACAAAGCTGGAGGAGTTTGAAGGCGTTGACGTGAAGGATCTGCAGGGACAGATCACAAAGCTTCAGGGAGATCTGAAAGCAAAAGAAGATGAATATGCGGCAAAAGAAGCAGAACGTGTATTTACGGATTCCGTTAAGACAGCAATCAAGGCTGCCGGTGGAAGAAATGAAAAGGCAGTTATTGCAATGCTTGATATGGAATCTCTGAAAGGGTCAAAGAATCAGTCGGAAGATATCAAGAAAGCATTGGAAGATGTGAAGAAATCAGACGGATATCTTTTCGGTGCAGATGAACCCATTAACAACCAGGTCGGAAGTCTTGGCGGCGGCAGTGGAACAGATGCAGACAGTATGGTTTCGCTACGTGCAGCTATGGGATTACCGGAGAAGGAATAAAAAGAGAAGAGGAGAAATGAAATGCCTAATACAATCGCATTAAGAAAGCAGTACTCAACACTTTTGGATGAGGTGTATAAATTATCATCCCTGACCTCAGTTTTGGACGGACCAAACGAAATGGTAAAGCAGGGAGCGAATGCAAATGAGATCCTGATCCCGAAAATGAACATGGATGGACTTGCAAATTACGACAAGGCAGCCGGATACGAAGCTGGGGGCGTAACACTGGACTATGAGACAAAGAAGTGCTCTTATGACAGAGGACGTATGTTCACCGTGGATGCTATGGATAACATTGAATCCGCAGGGCTTGCATTTGGAAGATTATCCAGTGAGTTCCTGAGAACAAAGGTTGTTCCTGAAATTGATGCATGGAGGCTTGCATCATATGCACAGATTTCCGAAGTCACAACTGTAAATGAAGATTTATCAACAGGAAAAGCGGCTCTCGCAGCTGTTCGTGCGGCAAGAACAGCGATTGAAGATTCAGAAGCCAATCTTGCAACGTGCTATCTGTTTATCAGCCCGACACTTGCCGGAATGATTGATGATCTCGACACTACAGCATCAAAGAAGGCAATGGAAGGATTTGCCGGAATTGTAAAAGTTCCGAGAAGCAGATTCTCCAGCAAGATCGGACTTACAGCTAAAGGAGCAGGCGGCTTTACAATTCCGGCAGGTGCATTGGATCTGAACTTTATGGTTTTGGACAAACAGGCACTGATCCAGTATCAGAAGCATACCGTATCAAAGATTATCACTCCTGATCAGAATCAGAATGCTGATGCATGGAAATTCGGATACCGTACAGTTGGTATTGCTGAATGCAAGGATAATAAGAAATCAGGAATCTATGTTCACACCGTAAAAGGAGCATGATATGGAAGTAACGTATACGTATTATTTGGATGTGTATGGAGGCAATATGATCCCGGAAAGCCGGTGGCAGTCGCTTGAACTGAAAGTGAGAGCGAGACTGAACCATTATACATTCAACAGGATGGAATCCGGTGCATGGATAGCAGAAGCAAAGGCAGCCTTATGTGAAATGTGTGAAGCTCTTTTTCAGGAAAATGAAAGAGATGGAAAGACATCCGAAAATACGGACGGTTATTCTGTTGGATATGATACATCAATCCCTGTTGGACAGAAATTGTACCGTATTGCAGAAATGTATTTGCAGGGAACAGGACTTATGGACTTTGGGGTGGAATAATGCTTACAAATGTAGTGATCACGCTCTTTAACCGTTACCCGGATAAGGAGCAGAAAAAGATGGTGTATCTGCCGCACCGGATTGACCGGGCATGGTATCACGTCAGTCGAAAGACCACACCATCACAGGGTGGTCTGATCAGCTCGGACGAGCATATGCTCCGCATCCCATTCGACCAGTGTGCAGACTGGAAACCTGCAGATCAATTTGCGACAGGGCAGAAAGGGACCTGCTGGACTGTTCAGAACGGGGATCTCTTTATTCAGGGAGAATGGTGCGGTGGAGAAGTCATGGGGATTGATGACCTGAAAAAGCAGTATAACGGAGTGGTCGGGGTGGTGAAGAGCCATTCCGAGAACTTCGTCGGATCATCCCCGCATATCAGAATCAGTGGAGGTGCGTGATGGTAATCAGAATGCAGTTGGATCCGAAAGATCAGATCCTGCTCAGGAGAAGCCTGAACAAGAATGGAAAAGGACAGAGATTTTTTACAAGTGAGGTCAGACGGCTGTCTGATCCTTATGTTCCACGGCTGACTGGACGATTGAAGACGGATGCCACAGAAGCAATTTCCACAATCACGTACAATGCACCTTATGCAAGGCGGCAGTATTATGAACACAAAGGAGATGGTCTTCGGGGTTCACACTGGGCAGAGCGGATGTGGGCAGACAGAGGGCCGGAGATTGTAAAGGCAGTAGCCAGTTTTTGTGGAGGGAAAGCAGGATGAGCGTAGCAACAAAAGTCGCTGAATTTATAGCCGGCTGTCCGTTCCTGGAAGAGTTTGAACAGATGTTCCCGATCGTGAACGTGGATCTGCTGGGAGAGGATGCAACAGCGTATAGCCTGGAGCTTGCTCCGGCAGACCCGATTGTCAGACGGTATACGAACGGGGATACGATCCGGCAGATGGTATTTTCTCTTTGTTCCCGGGAATGGTACGGAGAGGAAAGCAACAAGGACACGGCGGAATTTTACGAAAAATTCTCTGACTGGCTGGATGAATGTACGGAGCAGGGAAGACTTCCGGTATTGTCAGGAAATCTTACGAGTAAGTCTATTCAGGCTACGACAGGCGGCTATTTATACGATAACGAAGGCACGAAATGTCAGTACCGCATTCAGTGCCGCTTTTTATATTACAAACGGAGGTAAGACAATGAAAAGAATGAATTTACAGATTTTTGAAGCAGCAAAAGACACCGGTGTAACGCAGCGTTACCAGCGTGCAGATTACATTGACGTTACAGGGGGATCTGATTCCCCTAAATATGAGCTTCTCGGAATTGGGGTGACCCAGTTGGATGATTCACCGTCTGCACAGACTACGTCAAAGAGATACGTCAATCAGAAAAGTGCAACGCAGAGCATTGGCGGTTATGAATGGACAGCACCGCTTGAGTTTGATCTGATCCAGAGTGAGCCGGCAATCGCTTACATTTCCGAGATCGGTGAGAACGAAAAGACCGGGGTGGAGGCAGATACGTTCTATGTGAAGGTGTGTCTGGACAAGCCGGTGAGCGGCTCAGCCGGAACTTATGAAGCAAAACGCAGAAAAGTTGCGGTCGAGATTTCTGAATTTAAGGATAACGATGGTGAAATTCAGGGATCTGGTAACCTGCTTGGCAAGACTGACTGGGTAAAGGGTACGTTCAACACAGCAACCAAGGCATTTACAGAGGGGGAATAATCTCCCTCACTGATAATGCTTCAGTTGGTGAGGCTGTAGCGGACGAAGCAGAAAAAGATTTATTTGAACAGATGGAGGAGAAAGACAATGCAGATTAACGGAGTTACATTAAATTTTTCATTTTTTGACCCGGATTTTGAGGAGGGTAAAAAGGCATATCTGAAAGAACTGGAAGAAATTTCAAAGATTGGAGATACAGGAACGGAACCGGATGCGATCAGACAGCAGTGTGATACGGTCAAGCACCTTTTTGATGTAACCTTCGGAGAAGGCACAGGGGAAAAAGTATGCGGAACGGGTCACGATCACCTCTTATGCCTGGAAGCTTATGAAGCACTGCTTAACGAACAGATCCGACAGTGTGAGAGGTATAGAGCAGTAAAAGAGCGACTGGGAATGAAAGGGGCTGAATGAGTTCCCTTACAGAGCCTTTTCCGGTAAGTCTGACAATTAGCGGTGTGGAATGTCCGATCCATTGGGATTTTCGCACCGTTTTGTGTTGTCAGAAAATCCTCCAGGATGCAGGCAGAGAGCTGACTGAGGACGAGATGGCGAGAATGCTCAGGCTTTTTTACGGTCAGTACACCTGGTATACAGAAGAACATTTTGACAAGATGCTGTGGTTTTTCTCTTGCGGGAGAGAGCCGGAACGGAAACATTTTCCGCGGAAGATCGCCGGGATCAACAGCAAGCAGGCATTTGATTTTGAGGCAGATGCCGATCTGATCTATGCGGGATTTATCCAGCAGTACGGAATCGACCTGCAGACAGAGGAGATGCACTGGTGGAAATTTATGATCTTACTTGAAAATCTCGGAGGAGATACAAGATTTCAGAAGATCATGGAGTACCGGACACTGGATCTGTCGGCAAAAGGTTTATCGAAGGAGCAAAAGAAATTCTACCAGGCGATGCAGGAATATTACGGACTGGATACAGAAAAAGCACCGGATAAGGCGAAATTGAAAGCTTTGGAGGAGGCACTGGAACGGGGCGAAGATGTAAGCGAGCTGCTAAAAGGATGGTGAGATGATTGGCAGACGGAAAAGTAATTATTGATACTGGACTGGACACATCCGGTATTGAAAAAGATTTAAGCAAAATGGGAAAGCTTGCGAAAACTGGCTTGAAAACTGTAGCAACAACAGTGAGTGCAGTGTCCACTGCTCTTGGAGGTGCAGCGGCGGCAGCTGTAAAGGTCGGTGTCAGTTTTGAGTCCGAGATGTCAAAAGTATCAGCCATATCAGGAGCTACAGGAGACGAACTGCAGAAACTGACTGACAAGGCAAAGGAAATGGGGGCAAAGACGAAGTTCAGTGCTTCCGAATCTGCCCAGGCTATGGAATACATGGCTATGGCAGGATGGAAGACACAGGATATGCTTTCTGGTATTGAAGGCATCATGGATCTCGCAGCAGCATCCGGTGAAGATCTTGCAACGACTTCTGACATCGTTACAGACGCCCTGACAGCGTTTGGACTGTCTGCATCGGATTCTACGCATTTTGCGAATGTCCTTGCGGCAGCGTCCAGTAACGCCAACACTAACGTAGGCATGATGGGAGAGACGTTTAAGTACGTTGCACCAGTAGCCGGTGCGTTAGGGTATAGTGTAGAAGATTGTGCAGTTGCAATCGGTCTGATGGCGAACTCCGGAATTAAGGCAAGCCAGGCAGGTACTGCTTTGCGAAGTATCTTTACCCGAATGGCGAAGCCAACCAACGAAGTCCAGGGGGCTATGGATGCCCTGGGAATATCTCTGACAAAGAGTGACGGAT